ACATCTCTCTGAGGCACGACAATATTTTTACTACGGAGGTAATTATAAATTGTCACGTCCCACATACGAACTTGTGAGAATACATCCATATAGTTGACCTTAGCTTCATAGGCCATAGTCAGACATAACTCTAACAATTTCATCTTATCTTCTAATGCATCAACAAGCTCTACGTCCTTGATATTATAATCAATGAACGATTGATAATCTTTTGTATACCACTCACGGAAAGTTTCATATGGGTTAGCATCTTTCTGCACACCCAACTCTACACTAGCAATATAATTCAATGCATACGATTCTTGATTCTTATATGTGAACTTACGATACAAGTCCATATAATCCATATTCGCAACACCCCAAATATTATATTTGGTTTGTTCTCTACCGAATGTCATTACCTTTTCTTCCGTTACCATATCCCACGGCGACATATTGTTTCGCATCTTATCACCGAATAGTTTAGTGATACGATTAGCTAGATAAGGGACATCAAAGAATGTGGTATTCCATCCAGTTATAACATCAGGCTGAACTTCTACCATAAAACCAACGAACTGTTCCAATAGTTCACTTTCATCTATACAATGCATGTACTCAACATCATCTCTACTATTATTGTAATCGTAGATACCCCATACAATAATCTTTTTTGTTCTATGATTTTTTATAGTGATGGCAAGAACTTCTTCTTCGGCTAAACCAGGATCTGGAAACCCGTTCTCTGAAGCCACCTCTATGTCAATGGTCAACATAAGAATTTTATCCATGTTCCACTCTACATAACCATCATAGTTATCTGCTATCCATACATACGGATATCTCTCCATACCATGAACAAGATCGGGTTGATCTTTATATTGACCAAGAAATTCTCGAGCATCACCAATAGAGCTCAACTGTATAGACTCTACAGGTTTACCCTTGAGAGTCTTGAGTTTTGACTTTTTCTTTGTAGGAAAATAGAACGTGGGTTTATGACGGACTTTATGCTGCACCCGTTTACCGTTCTCTATCGCACGGATGAGAAGCGTGTTCTGTTTCTGAATTACATTTGTGTAGAAGTTATCTGCCATAGATATAATTATAACACAAACAATCTATCCAGTCAATACTTTTGCTGTATTAACCTCAGGCACTACAATGCCCGACCCAAACGCCTGTCTATAATTATTTACTATTTCTTTTGCAGGTTCTGAAATGAAAACAATCCAATCCTTCTCAACTCTTACCTTATTATCGTTGGAAAAAGCTGCCCAAGGACCAAATCCCCATTGCACATTATTACCACCCTGTCTAGGATCGCCCATCGGTATAATAACCGCAGGATTATCTAACCATACAGAGACACCATCTTCATCTTCTTCTATTTCTGCTACTACATCTTCACCCGACTTTAATCGGAGTAATTTTATTGTCATAATATATTCACCTATTCAATTTTCTTTTTTGTACCTATGTTATATTTAGTTTCTAACAACCAATCATCCTTCTCCTTAAATGATAAAACTTTAATTTGTGATAATGGTGCTCTAGGTTCACTCTTACCTATCATAGTTATAAGTCCCCAATCGTCTAATAACCCTGCAATTGTATTTCTTCTTTCTATATCGTTTACTGAAATGTTTGTTGGTTTACCATCTAATGCAAACAACTCTTTAAAATGTACGATAAAATAACGTCCTTGTTTATGCAGAATGTGACATGATTGGTATAATTTTCTTTCTTTCCTTGAGGCAACACCTATGCGGGATAAAGTTTCTCTCACTTTAAGGAAGTCGTCGGATTCTTCTAACCCGACCTCTAACATCAGGTCAGGTGTCCATTCCAATTCTTCCATGTTTACCACCTCTAATCAATTTTGTTTTTATAATTTTTATCTGCTCAGCAGTCAAAACATCTAAGGCTTGTTTCGCCTTTTCATTACTATAGCCATAATATTCTTTTACATACTCTATATCTTTAACTTTAGAAGAACGCATCCATTGTGCAAATCTTTTGCGTTTTCTTATACTATTTAGTAAAAAGTCGTTTTGCAACTTGTTATCCAAGAAGTGCATACGGTTCATCTCATTCACATAGAATATAGTATCAGTAAAAGCTGATAAACATTTATTGATTATATAAGCTGGATATTTTTTCTCCCAAAATTCATCATCACCATCCATAACATTCTTTTTCAGATGGTTAATATTGTTTAAATAATCTTTTAAATCGTACATTGAAAATTCCATCTGGGCATACTAATAGTCATACCATAAAAAGTCTCCGACGATTTAATAGTGCCGTCGGGAAGCACATGATTACAATTATACAGTATTGTCTTGCTAATGTCAATAGAAGAATTGTTTAAATCTATAGGACTTCTATTCTGATGTTTATCTGTCCATTGGTATCCATTTTCCAATCTTTCATTTAGCTCAAAATCTTTTGCCTTAGATACAATAAAAGAATTCTCTATTAAACTTAAATACTTTCCACTCTTACAATCAAATCCTGCATGAATCAATTGTTGTAAAAATAAAGGAAAGATAAAACTATTGATATGACCTTCTATTAAAGTTTCTGCTGGATGATTTGGAGCACTAATAATCAACACACCATCATCACTGAGTACATCATAAATTCTATCTAAAAAATCACCAACATTTCTCTGGTGTTCTATGACATGAGAACAAAAGACAACATTAAAATTCATTTCTCTAGCCTTAGTATAACTCATAAAATCCATATTATAGTCAGCCTTATCGGAATACTTATCTACCCCTGTTACTTTAAGGCCAGCGTGTTTCATTATGTCACCATGCACACCATCACCACACCCAATATCTAAACAAGTCTTATACTTTGATCCTATGTTATGTCGTTCTGCAATTAGAAATTCTATAAGTGCAAACCCACCCCATGTTATTTCATATGTCACCTTGGAAAATATCCGTATGTTGGTTTTGCATCTTTAGGTACAGGTTCAAAATCTTCTTTAGTCTTACCCCTTACCGCCGATATACTTTCTCTGAATATAGCCAACTGACCATAATACAATAACGATCCAATATCTTGTAGTGTATAGTTCTCAGGCTTATCAAACTCTTGTCTCTTAATAATCCAACCACCATCCACACGACCATCTATAAAATGACTAGTCACTGCAACTGGTAAATTATCGTGTTCAATCCAATGAGCAGTATCAAGACCTCTACACTCTGGGATGCCACCCGGATGAAAATTGATAATACCTAAACTAAACTTATCTATAACTTCTTTCTTTAATATTCTTGCACCAGCTATTAATCCAAGCTTAGGTTTCTTCTGTTCTAAAAGATGCAAACATTCAGTAGAGTTATGACCCATACTAAAATAAGGTATATTCATCTTCCAACAAATCTCTCTAGTTTCATGCATACCTAGAGTCGGAACACTAGAGTGGTATTGTTGAGCTGGAATATCCAATATCTGACTAGGCGCACCAATAACAATATCTAGTTTAATGTTATAATACTTCAAATAGAAAATAAAATCTTGAGTCTTTCTATGAGGAAAATCATATGCAAATAAAATCATACCCAATTCTCCCGTACCCACTGTTCATTTACTTGATGTGGTTTAGGTGAGCCATGAAAATAAACAATACTAGTATCTGCAAGTCTATCCCAATGATCTCTGATATGAGCTTTATAACTTAATATTCTACCTTTAAATATTGTATCTATTCTAGGACTATTACCATACAAGTTTCTCAATACCACCATCTCTGACGGAGCCCCAGGAAATAAATCACAATTTTCCAATATTTCCTTTTCATTATTAATCCAATAGTTCCAAAACTCATTACAGAATGATGGCTCAGCTATGGTCATCGCATTACAAATTTCTTCAGGCCAATATGGGTCTTGACAAACACCTAGATTGTTATCTCCTAAATCATAATCAAAAATATCATCAAGAGGCCCAGTAATAATAGTGTCGATACCCATCGTAACTCGTCTAGTATTACACACCTTTGGATGATACCACTCCATCAAACTCATCCAACCATACTGATCGACAGACCTATCAAATCTTATCTGTTTAATAGGTTCTGAGAATAGATAATTTCGATCTGTAAGACATACGAAATCAAAATGACCATTGTAGTTTCTAGCAACACCCCTATAGAGTTTGTCTACCCACGACTCATCATAGATACCCACAGAATGGGCAATAGAAGTATTGCGTCCATCAAACAATGCAACAACAACAGTTACTTCTGGTTCATAAATTAATCGGTCATGCCATGTATTAGAGGACTGGGCCGCCATCTCGACGTTTGAATTCTGATAAAGGTTTGTCTCGTATAAGTTCTGATTCACTGTATTCATAATTATCACTCTCTCTATTTTTATAGAGTAATTTTGCTCCATTATTGATATGAAAATTCCAAGCCATTTTTGTCTTAGGAGACAAAGTTACATATCTTTTGATGTGTGGTCTAGTCATTAGCATTTGCTTCCACAAATCGGTAACTAACAATCGTCCTGCGCCTGCCTGACGACTCCACACTGTATAAAATACTGCATGGTCTAACCCTATCATAGTATCTAAATCTTGTACCGTTCTTGGTACATCGTTACATAACGCAACACAAATAATAGCACCACCATTTGTAAACACTTCTCTGCCGGCAGTGTGTCTAAATTCTCTATTGAGTTCGGGTCGTACTGGATCTTCCTGCCACGGAAGATTGAGAGGCCATTGGTCAGCATACTCAATTTGTCTCACTTTCATATTTTGTTGCCTTTACTGTGTTACACGAAGCTTGTTGAATTGTCCATCCAATTCCATCGTGTTCTAATTCTAGTAAGATTCTCTTATCCCACTGCACATCAGAGAATTCCTCATCAGTTAAGGACAACACTCGACGCCCTTTATTATTTATATATACCGCCATTACCACATTGCCGTTTTCATTATTGATGTTTTATAAATTTCTTCATCAATTTCTATTCCTAAATATTGTCTCTTTAAAGACCGAGCTACATAAGGAACTATACCTGTTCCTGAGAAAGGATCAAGCACCTTATCATTTTCCTTACTGAGATGCTCTACTACTAACTTAACAAAATTTTCATTCCAACCAAAGTAAGGTCCAGTAGCCTTCTTCATTGGATATACTAAAATATGTTGCAACCATTCTGATGTTCGTTCAATGGTTCCTTTTCTAGTAAAGATGCAAAGGTGTTGATAAGGAAATTTATATTGATCTTTACTGTCTATATTATTTACCACCATAATTTTATAATCTTTCAATACAAATCCTAACTTTATCATGTACTGTATTATGACACTGTGTTTAGGATATACTCTCCCACCAATCTTTCTATCGGTCTGACACATAGCAACAAAACCTGTATCACAAATCAAGTGCTCGAATCTAACCATAGCATTAGAAATAAAATCTTCGTATTCGGTGATATCTTTTATACCCAAATCATTCATATCAGGAACACTAGTAAAAATTAAACCCACACTTTTAGGTTCCAACTCTGACATTAGATTAAAAGAATCACCCAATACAAAATTATTCCACTCTAACATATCAAAGCTCTTACCTCATCATTAGCCTCAACATCTATAACCAAATGAGTTCTCATATCTGTACCACCATTGATAGCCCGGTGTGGTTTTCTAACATCTATATACCAACACTCACCAACTCTCAT